TTACCCTTAGAAGAAAATAGTGAAATAAAAAGCGTAGAGGGGTACAACCACGCGCGCGCAGCGAGCGGTTTACAAGTCGAGCCGAAGCCTGAAACGCAGCAATCGAAGCCAAAGCGAAAAGGCAAGAACGCATCGGAGCCTTTCACATACAGAGACATGGCTAAATACATGGAGATTCCAGTTCAGGTGTTTTTTTCAGAAATAATCAGAAATGAAGCATGGCCGAAATGGATAGAATACAAGAAAAACAAAAAGAAGTTTGAATACGATGCTGCCGATTCTGCTGCCGCTGTTGTGAGGAAGTTACATTCTATTTCGGGTGGCGACCCATCAAAAGCGGCTGAAATAATCCTTCAAAGTCGTTCTAGCGGATGGGCTGGATTATTCCCGCTTGAATCGCAGCAGCCACAACGACAACCATATCAAAACCAACAGCAGCCACGACAACGTTCCGAGGTGGATGGGCTTGTTTTTTCACGATAACTCCAAGCCTGCCGAAGGCCCAGCGTTTAGCAGGCATTTTCGGCAGGCAATAGTTGTCAAAATATCCAAATTCAACAAATTCGCATGACTAAAATAGTAAAAGTCCCAAACGGGGTTTTGACTTTGGCAGAATCAAAAGCGGAATGCCCGCATTGCAAAACGCATATACCATTTGATGAAATAGAGACAAAATGGCGAAAGTGCAGGAAACATTACATGCGAATGAAGTGTAGATGCGCAAAATTCATAGGGATAACGAGTGACATTAAAGGTGATTTTATAGCCTATAAACTTTGAACTATGACACCTGCGCAAGTTTGGGTACTTAAATACAGCATGCTGTCTGAATGTACAGACGGATTCAGATTTGCTACTTCTGATAATCCATCAAGGAGAGAGCAGGAATGGCTGTGCTTTGATTTGCCTTTAATCGAAGTGGATTTCCTCCAAAATGCCCAAAACGCAATCAACTGCTTTGACCCGAAACACCACCCTTCTTTCCGCCGATCAATCGCCTATCTGTCGAACCTGCAATACTGGCAGCAGCAGGCATGGAAAGCAGAGATTGAAAGAGGCGATAAAGAACTGGAATATGTCCGTAGCATCATTTCCGATTTTGAAGCGGGTGAAATTGAAACAGCCCGACAAAAAGTAAAAAAATACATTTCTCACTTAGAAAAAATTGCACGATGAAAAACGACGAAATGAAATGGAATCCGTTTTCGGTTGGGGATAGAGTCATTTGTATAGATGACAATTGGACTAAATTTGAAGGAATGCCTGACAATATGCCTAAAAAGGGGATGTGCTATATAGTATCCGGGATACATGGCAAATTTATTACCCTTCAAGAGTTTCCTGAAATTGGAGACGTATGGCCTGGATTCCATATGCGTAATTTCGCCCCCATCCAAGATGCAACCGAAATGCAGGAAGATGAAACGTGCGAGAAGGTAGCCAAAGAAACGGAAGCGGAATACGCAAAGCGTAAGGAACAGAAAATTGAGGTTGCGGTATGACAAATGAGGCCATACAAACCATCTTCAACCAGTACCAGACATCGGTTGAAATGCTGGCAAAGCGTATGCTTGGTGAGCCTTACAACTTCCACCGAATACAGGGTTTTGTGCAGAAAGAAGCCATACGCCCATCGCATGGAATTTGGCAGCATATCATTCTTGAATGTATAGACCAATACAGCCGTAATGCTTCGTATAGTTCTGCCACCGTTGCCGCCTCGATCAATCCTGAATACATAGGCGAATACTACAACTATTCGCTTGAGCACTCCGAAATGGATTTGCCAACCGCATACGCATACTTTCTGGATGCTTATGGCAGGTACGTTGAAACGCAGATTGCTTCCAGTGTTGGCAATTGGCTGCTGGATGGATATTCCGCACTGGAAACCGTCAGTATGGCAGACAAGATGCGGCGCGAAAAATCGATTGCAGCAGCATCGGTGAAGGGAAGCGACGGCAGGCATGAATTTGAGGCGGAACTGTTCGCTTCGATGGAAGGTAAAATCTTCGACCATCCTATAAAGCCGTTTCTTCGCTCTATGCGTGAAAAAACGTATTTCTACGAACCGGAGGATTATATCGTGGTGGCGATGCTCACAGGGGCTGGAAAGTCATACTACGCCCTGAATCAGATGTATTACAGCGCGTCGCAAGGGCATCCGTGTCTTTACGTCAACCTCGAAAACTCACCGAAGTCAGTGCAGAAAAGGCTTTGGCAGATGCACATAGGAGAAGGATTCAGGCGCGATTTTTCGTATCTTACCATGCCGGAAATGAGGGAATACAAAGAGGCATGGGAGCATGTGAAGGAACTTCCGATCCGTTCGGTCAATCCCGGCAGAAATTTGGAAAACGTTGTTTCTGTAATCCGGGAGGAAAGGTACGAACGCGGAATAGAATTGGCAGTGGTTGATTACGCGCAATTGATGAAAGTCCGGGGCCACAAAGGAGGCAGGAATTACGAACTTGCAGAAATATCCGCAACACTTCGCGCCCTGAATTTGGAACTGAAAATACCGATCATGATAATGGCGCAGGTATTGAAAGACGTATGGAATCAACCAGGCCACCGGGCCAGCATGTACCATGTAAAGGATTGTTCTGAATTTGCTTTTGATGCTACGGTTGTGGAACTACCATACAGGCCCGAATATGTGAAGATCGAAAATGACCCTGACGGGAATCCATACCCGAAAGGATATGCCGACATACATAGGGCAAAGGGCCGTGACACTGGTACAGGTGTATATGTCTGTCAATTCGACTGGATACGCGGGTTCCATGATCTACCCGTTGTCGATGAGTTTGAGCGGTATAACCCAATGGCCGGAATTACGCGGCCTGCTTTTGATGACCAAGACATTCCTTTTTAAATTTTAAAATTCAATAAAAATGAGAGTATCAATTGAAACCTATCGCAACTTTGAAATTTTCTTTGACATTGAATCGGAAAGTTTCTACACAGTTTCAAACGAATACGACCTAGAAGAAAAAAAACGCTCGTATGCAGCCTGCAAAAAATGGATTGACGACTACATAAAAGAAAATGAAAATTTTACTTCATTTTTGGTATATCGAACAAGATATGGACATGTGTTATCGGAGCCTAAACTAATAACAGGAAGGCGAAAAGACGGGCGCTTTATTTTTGATGATGGGCAACAACTTTCGGAATACTATGAACGCGATTACTTTCTATACAACGAGGCAAATGATGAAATTCAGGCGCAAATCTCCGAAAAAGAAAAGCAAATCGACGCTATTAATCAGGAGATTAAAAAATTGGCAGAAAGGCAAATTTTAGTCAGTGTTCAGGAATATAAAAAACAGTTGTAGTTGAAACATCTATACATAGGAATTGACCCCGACGTTGATAAATCAGGCTTCGCAATCTGGAACAAGCCCGAACAGCGTTTTGAAAAAATTACGTCGCTCATACTGCCCGACCTGCTCGACACGATTATCGAATTGCGCGAAAGCATTGCGCTTGTTGTCGTTGAAGCCGGATTCCTGAACAAAAGCAACTGGCACCTGTACCGCGTACCTAAAAAGGCAAAGGTGAAAAATCCAATTGCCCACGCAGCCAAAACAGGTGAGAATACAGGAAGGGGGCACCAACGAGCGATGGATATTGTAGAGTTGATGGAGTGGTTAAAAATTCCGTATCGCCTGCAAAAACCAATTTCTCCTAACACCTGGAAAGACGACGAAAAGATGTTTCAAAAAATAACAGGCACGAAGGGCGGCAATCCTGAAAAGCGAGACGCTGCAATGCTTGTTTTCAAAATGTAGCAACTATGGCAAAGAAACAGGCAAAGGCAAAGCCGAAAAGTCAGGAAAAGAAGATTTTGCTTTCTTCTGTATTCCGATCCGGCGAACTTTTTATTCGCCACACTTTTGAGCGGATAATGAGGCAAAAACACGATATGAGCGAACCTGAATCAGCGGCGTACTTTGATAGTGCGATTGAATCGGGCGAAATAGAGTTTGCAAGAATCGTGTACCCGGATGTTAAAGCGTATCGGGTGAAAGAAAAATATTCAGTAGGTGTTTGATAGTTTGAAATAGTGTATTACATTTGTAACTCAAAACAGGGAATAATATGAATAACAGCGAAATCAAACCCAATTCCCATTTTTGGGCTAAAGTAGATGGGAAATTGGCCGTGCTTATGCGCACGGCAAACGGCAATTTTTATATATGCGGGCCGTGGGAAGTTGAGATTAGGTCAGATAGTTTTGTCTTTATTTGTGAGATACAAAGACCTGAATCAGAAACGCGAACACTGCTTTATTATTGCTGAATGATTCAAAACAACAAACGGATAAAATGGAAAATTCAACAATGCTCGAATATGAACGCTTTTTGGAATCAAAGCGGCATATTCCCCAAAATTTTGGTATTGATCCCTTGTGGATACCTGACACAATGAAGCCTTATCAGGCTTATACAGCAGACAGGCTTATCAGAAAAGGGCGTGGGGCTGGCTATCTGGATACCGGAATGGGCAAAACGTTTATCGAATTGGTTATTGCCGCCAACTATTTGCGCGCCCACAATAAGCGCGTTTTGATACTTACCCCTATTGCTGTTGCTTTCCAGTTTTTGAAAGAGGCGGAAAAATTTGGAATTGATGACGTTAGCCACTTCAAAAAAGGCGAACTGCAATCAAAAATCGTGGTATGCAACTACGAACGCATACACATGCTAAATGAGGCTGATTTTGATTGCATTATCTGTGATGAATCTTCCGCAATCAAAGATGCCGACGGAAAAACCCGCTCACAGGTAACGGCATTTATGAAAAAAATCAGGTATCGGTTTTTGTTTACGGCAACCCCCGCTCCGAACGACTATACAGAGTTAGGTACAAGTTCGGAAGCACTTGGATATTTAGGCTATACTGATATGCTAACCAAGTTTTTCAAGAACAACGAGGACACTATCAGTCCTATGAATATAGGTACAGAATGGAGGTTAAAAGGCCATGCCGAAAAAGCGTTTTTTGAATGGGTTTCTACCTGGGCAATCGCAGCCCGCAAACCTTCCGATCTTGGATTTAGTGACGATGATTTCGTTTTGCCAGAACTAAAAGTGAATTACAATTGGGTGAAAAATGAAAAGCCCCTTGTAATTAAGGGGCAGTACCAAATGTTTAATATAGTTGCCCGCACGAACTCTGAAATACTGGCTGAGCGCCGCGCAACCATTGAAAACCGTTGCGAAAAATCTGTTGAACTGGCAAGCGGTCACGATGTTTCTGTGTATTGGTGTAATCTTAACCCGGAAGGCGATTTGATTGCACAACTTGACAAGACAGCTGTCCAATTGACCGGGAAAATGAAACTGGAAGCCAAAGAAGAAATACTGCTTTCTTTTTTGGATGGGGGTGTGAAAAAACTGATTACCAAACCCACGATAAGCGCATGGGGTTTAAACTGGCAGCACTGTGGACACGCCACCGTTTTCCCAAACTTTTCCTATGAACAGTGGTATCAACTTATTCGCCGTTTTTGGCGATTTGGCAGAACTGAACCTGTGACCATTGACGCGGTATTGTCTGACGGGCAAAAAAGGGTATTGGATGCGATACTTGCAAAGACCAAGAAAGCGGATACGCAATTTTCCATGCTGAAAGAAAACGTGAACCTCGAATACAAAGTGCAACAAAACAATTTTGATAAAAAAATTCAACATCCATCATTCTTATGAAAAATCAGACATCAAGCGGCGAAGTAAAAAACCAGGTATTAACCGATCAGTATGCCATATACGAATCTGATTGCATGTATGTGCTGCCAACGCTAAAACCAAACTCCGTGCATTTTACGGCTTACTCGCCTCCGTTTTTGGGTTTATTTAATTACTCCAGCAGCCCAAACGACTTTTCAAACTGCGAAACCCGCGAACAGGGTTTGGCGCAATACGAACTACTTGTTAAAGAGGTTTACAGGGTTATGAAGCCAGGTCGTATATGCGCAGTACATTGTACAGACCTTATGAACGCAGACGGCAGTCAATACGATTATCCACACGAAATAGAAAAAATACATTTGCGGAATGGATTTAAACGAATGAATAAAATTACCGTTCCGAAAGAGCCTATGAAAGTTCGCATGCGCACAATGGTAAAATCTTTGATGCACGTTATGTTGATTGAGGATGCTACCAATGTATTTACCGCAATGCCGGATTATGTTTTGATTTTCAGAAAGGATGGTGAAAATGAGGTGCCAGTAACTCACGAGGGAGGATTAAAAGAATATTTCGGAGAATTACCATTACTGCCCTTTCAATTGAAGGGTATTGATGATGAAAATGATTTTGTAACACTTTCGCGTAACGCATTTTCGCAACTTCAAAAAAAATACTGGAACTTTGAAGGCGACCACAAGGAGAATAAACTTTCTCACATGATCTTTCGGCGCTACATGAATAGCGTTTGGGATGATGTGAGAATTGACAATGTATTGCCATTTCGTGACGGCAGGGATGAGGATGACGAAAAGCACGTTCACCCATTGCAACTCGATGTAATTGATCGTCTTGTTACTCTTTATACAAACCCAGGCGAAATTTGCCTAACCCCTTTTATGGGAGTAGGTACGGAAGTATTCAGCCCTGTTTCTTTGGGTCGGAAAGGCATAGGCATAGAACTTAAGCCCTCCTATTTCAAGCAGGCAATTGCTAACATGAAAGAGGTTTATAATCGATTTTCGGGAGATAAGCAAATGGAATTGTTTGAGGTAGGCGGTTCGGAAGATTGGATTTCCATGTAAAAAATAAAGTCAATGAAACCACAATACGCAGTACAAATAATCGACGATGGAATCAAATACGACACCGGATTCAAACCGTTTTCAAACGGAAGCAAAGCCGCTGAATGGGTGTGTGAAAATTGTGGCGCTTGCAAAAAAGCAATGATGTGCTATGACCCGGAAGGATATGAAAACTTTCGTGATGGCGGAAGGTCTGAAACGCTATCAGGTCTAAATTGCTTCGGAGAGTACGCGATTGGCGTTGGATTTATCACAGGAAAAATACCACAGGAAATATCCATCTGGATGGGCGGCACTGAAACTGAACTTCCGGGCCAATGCAGGTTTTTTACCGACAATGACAACGACCGCCCCGACCGTCAACAGCCGCCGATTGACCCGCGACAACTTAAACTACCATTTCTGTGTAAGTCTATTTTTGGCTTTGACGACCCAAACATTTTGGTGTTTGATAAGGCAATTGTAGAATCCGACGTTTTTTCAACTCATCTTCAACCTGTATAACCCGCCACACCATGCCAATCTCATCCATCACAATCCACCCATCGCGCGACGGCAGACCAGAAAATATCTGTTGGTGCGGCTATCCAAAAGTCGTTTGCGGTCACGGCCCGGAAATAAAATCCGCCTCGCAAAAACATGGCCCACGCAAGGGCGACATAATGCTTCAATCCGGCGTAACAGCCTACAAAATCCGAGAGGACGTAATAATGTAGTATGAAATCAATAATTCTTTTCTCCGCACTTGTTTTTTTTTCTTTCAACTTCGCAGCCGCTCAATCGGCAAAACCCGACAGCACGGCGACAAAGCAAAAACCACTGGCAGCTCGTGACTACAACTACGAATTTGTAACCGCTGGTAACTACACTGTTCTTTCGATCACATACAAACTTGACAGCCTGGCAGGTGGCGGTTTTGGATACAAAGAACTGTCCGATACTTCGACGACACGTTTGCAGGTTCTTGTAAAAAAACAGGGCGCTAAACTGACCATTACCACAGTAGACCCAACCAGCACAGCGCCACCATTCTACAATGAAACAGTACAGTTTAAGGGCGGAACAAACGAACTTGTTTATCAGGCTCAAACCATTCAGGAAGGCAAAACGCAAACTGTTAATAGCGTCGTTGTAAATCCTGCTGCCGGATATATTGCCGTTCTATTCAGAACGTGCGAACAAGGGCTGCCATGCCGGGTTGTAAATCACTATTTTGGAGGCATTGAAATTGTGAAGCCATAGCCAACTTTTCGTATCTTTACACAACAAACAATCATTCACACAAACAAAAAAATCATGCTTGACCAATTAGCGGAATTTTTCACAAAAGTCATCAAATTCACCAATTCAGACCTGGAAGGCCCATTTGAAGGCACTATCGTAAATTTCGGCCTGCTGTACCGAGAAGCCCTGAAAATTGAAGGTCTGAACGACGAAGAAACCACACAGGTAGCAGTTGGCGTTATGCGCCTTGCTTCGCTTTACGCCGTAACGCTGCCTGACATGAGCGAAGAACAGCGCATAGAGGCAAAAGCCGCCATTGCGGGAATCGTAACCGGCGCAAATCAGGAACTCGTAGAAAACTTGTTTAACCTGGCAGTTGATTCAATCGCGTGGGGTAAGCAGGTGAACGACACAGTGAACGGCCTTATCGCTGCTGCAAGCCCGGCAGAAGGGCAATAAAGAATCCGTTTTGATGTTTTGGCGGGCTGCGTTTTCATGGCGTGGCCCGCTTTTAAAAATTCAACAAACAAAATGATACGCGAAAAATCAGAAATTACGCAGCAATACCAATCAAGAGTAACCCCGCCAGTAGTTGATTGGCTTATGCCGGATGAGATATTTGTGTTTGGAAGCAATGCGGCTGGAATACATGGGGCCGGAGCAGCAAGAACGGCGCTTGAATTGTTTGGAGCAAAACACGGAGAGGGCATCGGATTTACAGGCCAATGCTATGCCATACCTACAAAAGACAGGCAGATTGAAACATTGTCTCTCGACATTGTTAAAAAATACATTGATTTGTTTGTGCATTGCGTTCCATATTATCCCACAAAAACCTTTCTTGTCACAGCAATAGGATGCGGGCTTGCCGGGTACACGCCCGAAGAAATAGCGCCTCTTTTTGAAAAGGCTGTCAATCTTGGTAATGTCCATCTGCCTGCCGAATTTTGGGAGGTACTAAACCGTAATTGAACAATGAGCAACAAATTCACACCCATCCAGCAAATAACCATTACCGTCGAAACAAACGGACAAGTGGTACAACTAAGGAATGAGATAAACGGATTTTCGAGCGTCTTTGAGGCTGTTGGCGTACTGGAAGCCGCAAAGCGCGACATTCTGGAAGATGCCGATTCGTTGGCCTTGGAACAGGTGCAGGAAAAGCCGGTTAAAAAACTTCCAGAGGCATAAGAATATGGAACATAAAGACAGTAAGATCGAACCAAAATACCCGATACGCTTAATTATAGCAGGGGGCAGGGATTTTGATAACTTTGAAATGCTCAAACGTGAAATGTTTGAGTTTCTAACTGAAAATAACCTAATTTCGTTTGATCAGATAGAAATAGTTTCAGGATGCGCTTTTGGAGCCGACAGGCTTGGCGAAGATTTTGCCGACACTTATGGTATGCCAGTCGCAAAATTTCCTGCAAGGTGGAATTATTTTGGCGCACAAGCCGGGCCTATTAGAAACGGGCACATGGCTCGATATGCTACTCATTGTATCTGCTTTTGGGATGGGCAAAGTAAAGGAACTGCAAATATGATTAAGCAGGCTAAAGAAAACGGCTTGGCCTTGAAAGTGGTTAGGTATATGCCTGGGCTTCCGCATATTAAAATCCCGGCTATTGATAATCCAATAGTCAACAGTAAACTAGATTTGATATGAAAACACAAGACTTTTGCCCGCTTTGTGACAACCCAAAAATAATTCAGGATTCTAAACACGATGAATGGATATGCTCAAACAATAAATGCTTGTTTCATGACATTGAAAAAGTGAGGGTTATAAATGAGGTTTGCTTCAAAATAAACACTCAATTCGCAAGGCATGTATCTTTTTATGAAATAGCATATTTGGCTGTCCCAGAATGTACCGATCCATTTTTTGTAGAAGCATACATAGTCCCTGAAAATGTCGCCGATTCAGTTTTAAATC